TGGAAAGGAGAAGGACAAGGACCGTCCGCGGTGGGTGCTGGTCGGCAAGTTCTATACCGGTTCTGCCGGCGTCTCGGCCATTGGAGAGGACTATCGGTGCTTCTCCGACGGCCTCTATACCGCAGTCGAATCGGGAACGACCTGGATGGGCGCGTGGATGCAGCGCGGCGTGAGCCACATGATCACATCGGACATGGACAATGATGGGGTCGAGGCCTTAAGTGGCGATGCCAAAAAGATTGCCGACATGTTTGGCAACTCGGCTGAGGATATCAAGAAATACGGCACGGTGAATTAACCGCCGTTTCAAGGCTCAAACGTTCAAGCGTTTCAGCGTGAGGAGAATTTTATGGCAGCATTAACGGAAGACAGAAACACCATGCGAAAGGATGGGAAGGTTATTCCCCTCCCCGTGGTGGCTAATGATTGCATTTTTGGCGGCAGCCTGACGGCGGTCAATGCCGCCGGCTATCTCAATCCGGGCAGCGACACGGCCGGCCTGATTTTTGCCGGAGTGGCGGACGATCGGGCCGATAATACCGGTGGCGCGGCAGGAGACATTAACTGCAATGTGCGGAGGCATGGCCTGTACCTTTTTGCTATAGCCGCCGCCACCGTGGCCAATATAGGCGATGATGCCTATCTGGTGGATGACCAGACAGTCGGCCTGGCAGCCACCACCACCAATGACATTAAATGCGGAACCATCTGGGGTGTCGAGTCAGCCACCAGTGTGTGGGTCGACATCGGGACTGCTTTTTAACTGACGTTTGACCGTTCAAACGTTTAATCGTTCAAGCGTATCAGGAGGTTTTTATGATCGTCAACAAGGCAAACCTTGAGGGAGTATTTGTCAACCTCAAGACCACATTCAACAAGGCGTTCGATACCGCGCCGTCCGTCTGGGATAAGACCACCATGCGGGTGCCGTCCGGGTCGAGCCAGAATAATTACAACTGGCTGTCCAGATTCCCCAAGATGCGCAAGTGGTTGGGTGACAAAGTCGTCAAGGCGCTGGAGGCATTCAACTACACGATTATCAACGATGACTGGGAGGCCACCGTGGAGGTTGATCGCAACGATATCGAAGACGATACGCTGGGGATCTATGTGCCCCAGGCCCAGGAGGCCGGGTATTCATCCAAGCAATTGCCGGATGAGATCGATGCCGACCTGAAAAACAACGCCATGACCAATACCTGCTATGACGGCCAGTATTTTTACGACACCGATCATCTGGTTAAAGGCGCATCCGTGTCCAACAAGCTGACCGCCGCGCTGAGCTGCACCACCAAGGCCCTGGCGCTGGCTAGCTATGGAGCGGCCAGGACGGCCATGATGAATTTCACCGACGATGATGGCCGGCCGCTTGGCCTGATCCCGAACCTGCTTGAGGTGCCGCCCGCCCTGGAAGCGGTTGGCCGCACCCTCTGTTACAGCGACAAGCTGGATGACAATGCGCCGAATCCGTACAAGGGCACGGCGGAACTGCTGGTTAACCCGCGGCTGACCAGTTCCACCATGTGGATGCTGCACTGCACCAGCAGGCCGGTCAAGCCCTTTATCTACCAGGAGCGCAAGGCCCCGGTTTTTGTGCAGCAGGTTGACGCCTCGTCCGATGACGTCTTTATGCGCAAGAAATTCAAGTTCGGGGTAGAGGCCCGCGCGGCCGGCGGTTATGGCCTGTGGCAGCTTTCGGTCGGGTCCACCGGCGCCGGTTGATAGCTGGCCGATGGCAATGATGGATGGGCAGGCCTGGCGCCTGCCCGTTTGACCGACAACCAAATTGTGAGGATAGACAAATGGCCGTAATCATCACCGCCAAAAAAGACAAATTCCGCCGCTGCGGGGCGGAGCACAGCAAAGAGCCGCAGACCTACAAGGATGGCCACTGGACCGCGGAGCAGCTTAAATTGCTCAAGGCCGAACCGATGCTGGTGGTCCAGGAGGTGGCTGACCAGCCGGAGAAGGACCAGGCAAAACCGGAGAAGGACCAGGCCAAAAAGGAACCGAAGAAATAACCGGCCATGCCTTACTGCACCATGCAGAATATGATCGACCGGTTCGGAGACGAGGAGCTGATTCAACTCACCGACCGGGACGGCGCCGGCGCGGTTGATGAGACCGTGCTCGATCAGGCCATTGCCGACGCCGGCGCCGAGATCGACGGCTGGCTGGCCGGCAGATATCCGCTGCCGCTGGCCGATGTGCCGCCGTCGCTCACCCTGCGGGCCTGCGACATGGCCCGTTATTTTCTCTATGCCGCCGCCCCGACAGAATTGGTACAGGCCCGCTATGATGCCGCCGTGACCTGGCTCAAGGCCGTGGCGCGGGGAGATGTGGCGCTGGTGCTGACCACGGGTGCCACGGCGGAGACGGCCGGCATGGCGGAATTTGAGGATGGCCGTACCGTCTTCAATAATGGAGGTGGTTTCTGATGGGGATGATATCCGGCGTTGAAGACGTCATTGTTGCCGCCGCCGTCGCCGCTCTGGGCGCTACGGTCCGCAAGATCGAGACCGTGCCAGGCGGTTGGACCATGGACAGCCTGACCCGCGCCCTGCAGTTCTCCCCTGGGGTCTATGTCGCCTTCCTTGGCGGCCAGCGCGGCTCGGCCGGACGCGGCCACATGGACGGCCAGTTCATGGTGTACGTGGTCACCAAAGGGGCCAATGAGGCGGACAGGCGGCGCGGCAATCCCCGGGAGATCGGGGCCTACGACATCCTGGAGCTGCTTTATCCCAGGCTGGACGGCCTGGCCGTGACTGATGTCGGCAACCTGGAGGCGCGGGGCGGCATCGACAATCTATTCCGGGATGCCATGTTTGACCTGGGCGGCACGGTGTACGGCATCGGGCTGACCGTGCCGAATATGCCGTTTGATTATTTGGTGGATGACTCCACCCTCGATGATTTCCTCAGAAATTATGTCAATTATGACCTGGCGCCGACGGACGGCACTGTGGACGCCACCGACCAGATTGATCTGCCGCAGGAGTAAGACCATGACAACATTATTTCTTAAACCGGCTGAGCCTGGCGCCGTGGTCCGCTTTCCCGGCGATCCGCGCCGGGTGCTGGCGGCTGACGGCGAGGATCTCGATTTGACGCCGTTCTGGCAGCGCCGGATCAATGACGGTTCGGTCGTGATTGCCCAGGGCACGGCCGGCAAAAAGGAGGGCCGTAAGTAATGACTATTTCATTCAACACCATTCCCTCGGCGCTGCGGGTGCCGCTTGCCTATGTCGAGTTTGACAACAGCAGGGCCGTGGTCGGCACGCCGGCCATTCCGTTCAAGCTGCTGGTCATGGGGCAGAAGCTGTCCACCGGCATTGCCACGGAAAACGTGCCGATCCAGATAACCAGCTATGACGCTGCCGAGCTGCAGTTCGGGCGCGGCAGCCAGCTTGCCGAAATGTTTCGCGCGCTCAAGGCCAACGACAAGTTCACCCCGACCTGGGCGCTGCCCCAGGTTGACAATGCCGCCGGCGTCGCCGCCACCGGCACCCTGACCTTTGCCGGCACGCCGACCGAGGCGGGCGTGGTGTATTGCTACGTGGCCGGCACGCGGCTGACCGCCGCGGTGGCCTCCGCCGATACGGTGACAGTCATTGCCGCGGCGGTGGCAGCCGCCATCAACGCGGACACCTCTTTGCCGGTTACCGCTGCCGCCGCGGTCGGGGTGGTGACCTGCACGGCGCGCAACAAGGGCGAATGCGGCAACGGCATCGATCTGCGGCTCAACTACTATACCGGTGAACGGCTGCCGGCCGGGCTGACCTGCACCATCGTGGCCATGGCCAGCGGCGCCACAAATCCGGTGCTGACCAATGCCATTGCCGCCATGGGGGACGAGTGGTACCAGGGTGTGGTTTGCCCGTACACCGACGCGGCCAACCTGACCATGCTGGAGGCGGAGATGCTGGACCGCACCAGCGGCACCAGGATGATCGACGGCATCGTGTTCACGGCTTTCCGTGGCAATTATGCCGCCACCCAGACCTTCGGGGATGGCCGCAACTCGCCGCATGTGTCCGCCATCGGCACCAATACCGCCCCGCAGCCGCCCTATGTCTGGGCAGCCGCTTATGCGGCCCAGGCCGCGGCATCGCTCTCCATTGATCCGGCCAGGCCCTTGCAGACCCTGGTGATGAGCGGCATCCTGCCGCCGGCGCTGACCGCCCAGTGGACCCAGGCGGAGCGCAATCTGCTGCTCTATGACGGCATCGCCACCCATTATGTGGACAGCGGCGGGCTGGTGCGGATTGAAAGAGAAGTCACCATGTACCAGGAGAACGCCTTCGGGGTGGCTGATCCGAGCTATCTGGACATCACCACCCTGGCCACGCTTTCGTATATGCGGTACAGCGTCCGGGCCAGGATCACCCAGAAGTTTCCGCGCCACAAGCTGGCGGATGACGGCACCAATTTCGGCCCTGGCCAGGCAATCGTGACGCCGAAAACCATCAGGGCCGAGCTGATCGCGCTGGCCAGCGAGTGGGAGACGGCCGGGCTGCTGGAGAATCTGGACCAGTTCAAGGACGAGCTGATCGTGGAGCGCAACGCCAATGACCGCAATCGGGTTGATGTGCTGGCGCCGCCTGATCTGGTCAACCAGCTGCGGATCTTCGCGGCCCAGGTGCAGTTTATTTTGTAAATAATGTCCAGTGTTCAAGCGTTCCAGCGCTTAAACGTTGAAACGCTTGAACGTTAAAACGGGGGTTTTGCATGGGTAAAAAATTAGGCAGGGCATTTATCAAGGTGGACGGCCAGGCCCTGGAGTCGATGCCTGGCGCCAAGCTGGACATCGGCGGGTTTGAGCGCACCACCGTGGTCGGCAGCAATTCTGTGCAGGGGTATTTCGAGACGCCTAAACAGAGCAAAATGGAGTGCGAGATCACGGTGGGGGCGGAAACCGTGCTGGCCGATATGCGCAACTGGGACGGGGTCACCATCAGTTTCGAGTGCGACACCGGCCAGCAGTATGTCATCCAGGGCGCCTGGCTGACCAACACTCCGGAAATGACGGCCAGCGAGGGCGGCAGGGTGCCGCTTACCTTCGAAGGGCCGCCGGCTGAGGAGATGGCGTAACATGGCCGCCGTGAATGTTCCATTAATCCATGGGCTGAAAATCGGGGAAGTGGTGCACCTGGATGCCATTATCCGCGAGGCCACCAGCGGCGACATCATCGACGCCATGGAGGAAAGCGAAAAGCTGGTGCTGCTGCCGGGCTGCGACACGCAGGTGCCTGCCCTGGTGCACAGCCAGACCATGGTTGGCATCCATACCCTGCGCCGGCAAATCGTCTCTATCGGCGACTATAAAGGCCCGCTTTCCCTGGGGGAGATCAAGCGGCTGCACCCGACGGATCTTGACCGTCTGCAGAAAAAAGCGGAAGAGCTGGAGGCAGCCGGGCTATCAGGCTTGATCGACCGGGGGCGAGCTGATCGCGGCCAGGGAGCCGATTGAGCACTTGCAGTTGCTCTTTGCGGTACGCACCTCATGGACCATGGCTGAAATTTCAGCTCTGTCCCTGCGCCGCCTGATAAAAACCGTTGAAAAATTGATAAAGCATGAGTGACCTGAAAACATCCATCATCCTCAATTTGCAGGGCAACCTGGAGCGCCAGGCGAACCGATTTGCCGGTTCGCTTGGCCAATTAAGTTCCAGGGGCTCGCGCCACATGCAGGTGTTGGGGCGCACATTAAGCGCAGTTAGCAGCGGCCTGGACAGCCTTGGCAACCGCTATACGGCGCTGATCACCGGGGCGGCTGGTGCGGGCACCGCCCGCTTTCTGATCGGGTTGGAAGAGCGGTTCACTATGCTGGGTATCCAGGCTGATGTCAGCAATGACAAAATTAATGAGCTGAAAAAACAGATTTTTGATGTGTCGAGATTGCCGAATATCCGTATCGATCCTGGTGAACTTGCCTTGGCAGTTGAGGATATTGTTGAAAAGACAGGCGATCTCGATTTCGCCCAGGATAATCTTGAAAATTTTGCCGTGGCCATTTCCTCAACCGGTGGAAAATCAGGATCTGCTATCGGTCAGATTGCCGCGGAGTTCCAGAAAATGGGGCTTACCAGCAAAAAGGACGTGGCCGAGGCCCTTGATATTTTAACCGTCCAGGGTAAGGCCGGCGCCTTTACGCTGCAGAATCTTGCCCAGCTCGGCTCCAGGGTGGTTACCGCCTATACTGCCATGGGCCGCACCGGTATTCCGGCCATCCGTGAAATGGGCGCGGCTCTGCAGGTGGTGCGCCAGGGCTCAGGCTCAAGCGAGCAGGCTGCTACCGCTTTTGAGGCCCTGCTGCGCACCCTGGGCAACGCAGACAAAGTGAAGTTGCTTCAGAAAGGCGGCATTAAGGTGTTTGATGAGGCTGCGGCTAGGGAAGGCCGCGAGGTGCTGCGGCCCCTGCCGAAGCTGATGGAAGAGATCATCCGCAAGACCCGTGGTAAAAAAACGCTGCTTTCCAATGTTTTTGACGAAGAGGCGATGCGGGCCTTTAATGCTGCTGCTGCTGAGTTTGGCCGCACCGGCGGCTTTGAGAGCTTGAATAAATTCATGGATGTCCAGGCTGACGGCTCTGTGTTGTTGCGCGATAGTGCACGGGCAGCTCATGGCGCAGGAAGGGCATTGCGCAATCTGTATACCGCCTGGCAGCAATTTGCCGATAGAGAAATGAGCGGCCCACTGCAGCGCGCCGCCGACGCCTTGAACAGCCTTGATTCAGCCACGGTTGACCGCTGGTTGAAAATAGCCGGTATCGGCGCCGGAGTTCTCGGGGCTGCGGTAATCGGCAATCAGTTGTTTACCGCCGGCCGCAATTTAATGGGTGTGTTTGGCAAGGGCGGCGCTACCGGAAAGATCGCCGGCGCTGCCGGT